GTTAATACTACTTGACGCGTTCAAAGACAGGATGGCGTTCCCAGAACTCAAGACTGTAGCGCTCAAACACTATAGAGAGTGGGAGCCCGATGCGTTCATCGTGGAGAAGAAGGCGGCTGGAGCGCCGCTGATCCAAGAGCTGCGCAACATGGGCATACCTGTGCAGGAGTTCAGTCCCAGCCGAGGCAACGACAAGATGGTGCGCGTCAATGCGGTTGCGGATTTATTTAGCAGTGGTAAAGTCTGGGCACCGGATACACGCTGGGCACGAGAAGTGATTGAAGAGGTGGCGGCTTTCCCTGTGGGCGAGCACGACGACTTCGTGGATACGACAACACAGGCGCTGCTTCGCTTCAGGCAGGGCGGCTTTATTTCTTTGGATTCGGATGAGAAGGACGAACCTGAGTTCTTCCGCCGTAAGAAGTACGAATACTACTAGGATCAAACATGGCAACGAACATCGACAAAGCGCTATTCCAACAACCAAAAGGAATTGAAGAGCTGGCGCAGGAAGAGTCCCCAATTGAGATCGAGATCGTTGATCCCGAAGAAGTCACCATTGGCATGGATGGCATGGAGATAAAAATTGGCAAAGACGCTCCTGAAGAAGAAGGCTTCAGCGACAACTTGGCCGAGTACATAGACGATGGTGCCTTGCAGTCACTCGCTGGCGACTTGGTGTCTGACATCGACAATGACAAGGGCTCGCGCAAGGAGTGGGAGAAGACGTACGTCGATGGTCTGAAGCTTTTAGGCTTGCAGATTGAAGAGCGCACAGAACCGTGGCAAGGCGCGTGCGGTGTGTTCCACCCGATGATTACAGAAGCTGTTGTGCGCTTCCAAGCCGAGACAATCACAGAGACGTTCCCAGCACAAGGGCCGGTGCGTACCAAACTGATCGGCAAAGAAACTCCGGAGCTTAAAGAAGTTGCGCTCAACGTAGAAGAAGACATGAACTTCGAGTTGACGGAGAACATGGTCGAGTACCGGGCTGAGCACGAGCGCATGCTGTGGTCATTGCCAGCTACAGGTTCCGCGTTCAAGAAGGTGTACTTTGACCCAGCGCTTGGCCGTCAAGTCTCCATGTTTATCCCCGCAGAAGACATGTTGCTCCCATACGGCGCGACAGATCTGGACACTTGCCACCGCGTCACGCACGTCATGCGCAAGACCAAGAACGAGATCATCAAGCTGCAGCAAGCCGGGTTCTATCTGGACATCGAGTTGCCAGACGCGCCCAAGGATCGCACTGACGTTCAGAAAGCCAAGGACAAAGAGACAGGTTTCAATGACCTGAACGACGACCGCTACACAATCTACGAGTGCCACGTTGACTTGAACCTCGAAGGGTATGAGGACGTGGACGACGAGGGTGAAGAAACCGGCATCATGCTGCCGTACGTTGTAACCATCATTAAGGGCACAAATGACATTCTGTCCATACGCCGCAACTGGAATGAAGATGATGACCTCAGACTCAAACGCCAGCACTTCGTTCACTACCAGTACATCCCCGGATTTGGAGCTTATGGTTTTGGACTCTTCCATCTTATCGGTGGTTTTGCCAAGTCGGCCACAAGCCTTATGCGTCAACTGGTCGACGCAGGAACGCTATCTAATCTTCCCGGTGGACTCAAGTCACGCGGACTTCGGATTAAAGGTGATGACACACCGATTGCCCCCGGAGAGTGGCGCGATGTAGACGTTGCTTCTGGCAACATCCGCGACAGCATCCTGCCTCTGCCCTACAAGGAGCCAAGCGCAACGCTGTTCAATTTGATGCAGACCATCGTTGATGAAGGCCGTCGTTTTGCCGCGACTGCTGACATGAAGGTGTCTGACATGAGCGCGCAGGCTCCTGTTGGTACAACGCTAGCGCTGTTGGAGCGTCAGCTCAAAGTGATGACGGCGGTGCAAGCCCGTGTGCACTTTGCTTTGAAGCAAGAGTTGAAGCTGCTCAAGAACATCATTCGTGACTACACGGACCCTGATTACACATACGACCCTGAGTACGGCAGCCGCAAGGCAAAGAAAGCCGACTACGACAAGGTCGACGTTATTCCTGTGTCAGACCCCAACGCTGCGACGATGTCTCAGCGCGTTATTCAGTACCAAGCCGTCATTCAAATGGCGCAGATGGCTCCTGACATTTACAACCTGCCTGAACTCCACAGGGGGATGCTCAACGTCTTGGGCATCAAGAACGCTGAGAAGCTTGTGCCGATTGAGGACGACATGAAGCCAATCGACCCAGTGCAAGAGAATCAAAATGCGCTGACTGGCAAACCCTTGAAGGCGTTCCTCCACCAAGACCATCAAGCACACATCCAAGTGCACATGATGTTGCTGCAGGACCCAATGATTCAGCAGTTCATCGGCCAGAACCCACAGGCTCCCAAGATCATGGGCGCGATCACAGCGCACATTGCAGAGCACGTTGGTTACCAGATGCGTCAGAAGATTGAGCAACAGCTCGGTATGCCGTTGCCTCCCGAAGACCAGAAGTTGCCGCCAGAAATCGAGATCGCCTTGTCCGGCATGATGGCTCAAGCGGCCAATCAGGTGCTTCAGCAAAACCAAGCACAGGCTGCACAACAGCAGGCACAGCAGCAAGCACAAGACCCCGTTATCCAGATGCAGCAGCAAGAGTTGCAGATCAAGATAAAGGAGCTCGAACTCAAGGAGAAGAAGCTTGCCGCAGACGCCGCTGCTGCTACAGACAAGCAGGCTCTCGAAGAAGAGAAAGTCAAAGGTCAATTACAGCTGGAGTCTTTGCGTGTTGGCGCTCAGATTAAAGAGAGCGAAGCTAAAGCTGTGTTTGAACAAGAACGTGCCGGAGTCCAGATGGGCCTCGACATCGCAAAGAGCAAGCGACAGATGGACTTGCAAGCCCGTACTGCAGCACTGCAGAACGCATCCAAAAACCAACCTAAATCACCAAAATGATTCAAGAATTCGCACACGTATTGCGCGACAAATTACGTACAGACATGAACAACTACGCCGACGACTTGGCGGGAGGTGTGTGTCGTTCCTTTGAGGAATACCAAAAACTCTGCGGGATTATTTCGGGTCTAGCCCTTGCAGAGCGTTATCTACTTGACCTGCTACAGAAAGTCGAAGATGCAGCCAACAACTGAATCTGGTTTAATTTTGCCTCCCGGTATTTCATTGCCGCCACACATTCAACCGACGGATTCTCCGGACGAGAATGATGACAATGATACAAAAGCAGGCGCACTGCCAACCCCCACGGGCTGGAAGCTGCTCTGCATCGTGCCTGAAGTCGAGCAAAAGATTGCTGGCACCTCACTGGATCTCGTGAGAGATACAGCCTCTATGCGTCAAGAAGAGCATGCCACCACGGTGTTGTTCGTTTTGCGTGTAGGCCCCGACGCGTACAAAGACGCTGCCAAGTTCCCCAACGGAGCGTGGTGTAAAGAAGGTGACTTCGTGCTCGTTCGTACCTATTCCGGCACAAGATTCAAAATCTTTGGCAAGGAATTCCGTCTCATCAACGACGACCAAGTTGATGCTGTTGTGCAAGACCCTCGCGGTTTGACCCGCGCTTGAAAGGATTGAGATGAAAGACGAGTTTAAATTTCCCGACGAAATTGAGGACAAGAAAACCCCCGACGTCGAGTTTGAAATTGAGGGCGATGGTGAAGTAGACATCGAAATCGAAGACGATACCCCTATCCAAGACAGAGGCCGCAAGCCTTTGGACAAGGAAGTGGCCGACCCCACGGATGAAGAAATTGAGTCTTACTCTGACAAAGTCAAAGGACGCATCAAGGAACTTACCCACGCCCGTCACGACGAGCGCAGGATTAAAGAAGCCACAATGCGTGAGAAACAGGAGCTGGAGCGTCTTGCACAGCAGTTAATTGAGGAAAACAAACGCCTCAAGCAAAACGTCCACACAGGACAAGAAGCAATCATTGCAAACGCCAAGTCAAGAGCGGAGACAGAGCTGGAAATGGCTCGTCGCAAACTCAAAGAAGCTCAAGAAGCTTATGACACGGATGCCATCATTGCTGCTCAAGAAGCTGTGATGGATGCCAAAATTCGAGTTGAGCAAACAAAAAATATTCGTCCTACCCCTTTACAGGAAGAAAGATTTGATGTACAACCTCAGCAAAACCAACCTGCAAAGGTT